TCTGCTTGGCGTTGTGCGCCATGACAGTTCCGATCGCACTGACTGCCAAGGCAATAGCAGAGAACCCACCAAGCAAAGCTCCAGCCGCAACAGTAATCCCTATAAGGGCGCCAGCGACTTTTGCGAGACCGGGATGGCTTTGAACGAAATCGGCCATAGTGTTCATGGCCTTAGTAAACCACTGTACTATTTCCTTAATACTATTAAGCATCGGAAATAGTATGGTGGTATTTAATGCCTGTGTAGCAAGCCCGAACTTAGTAAGAGAGTCTGTCAGATTATTCATTCTGGCGGCAGCAGTATCGGAGGCAGACCCCGCCCCACCAGCATTTTCCGCTGCGCGCTTGAATTCCAGATTCAGCTTAACTAGACCGGCAACACCTTCGTTGATTACGGCCAACATACCGGGGCCGGCACGATCCCCGAAGAGCTTCATGGCCAACCCAGCTTGGTCAGCGGGATCGGTAATTCTGTACTTGAAGATAGTCTCTAACTGACCTACAACGTTTTGGAACCCTACAAAGTTACCTTTTGTGCCAGTAATCTTTCCGTCAAGGTCAGTAAGAGAAAGTCCCAGTTCTTCAATCATCCTGCGCTGGTTAGACGTAGGTGCGATCAGAGAAGAAATCGTCTGACGTAGTGCAGTACCGCCCATCGAGCCCTTGATACCAGCATTGGCCATGATACCAAGGGATGCGGCAACATCCTCGAACTTAACGCCAGCAGCGGCCGCAACAGGACCAGCATACTTGAAGGACTCAGCCAGATCCTGGACTTCAACGTTGGTTCTATTGGCGGTAGTTACCAGGACATCGGTAACCCTTCGCATCTGACTGGCATCCATGGTAAACGCACGGATGGTTGTAGCCGCAATATTGAACGCGTTGGACAGCGGCATATCGGCAGCCGTGGCCAAATCCAGAATGTCCTTGCTCATCTTCTGGATTTCAGGAACCTCAAATCCAGCCTGAGCCAGCATCTTCATGCCGCCAGCAATCTCGCCTGATGTGTAGAGAAATTGCTGGCCAAGATCGATCGCGGTATCTCTCAGGTCAGTCATGCCGAGATCACCCATCTTCATCTGCGACACAGCCGCAACGGCAGACAGGGCTTTCTCGAGTTCCATTGCTGGCTTAATGGCCGTACTGAACGCGGTCATTATCGCCACGCTGGCGGCGCCGGCACGCAGGGCAACCTGATTCAGCGCCTGTAATGCGCCTTCATTCTTGCTGGCTTCGGCAAAGGCTACGTTCGCAGCAGTAGCGTCTTTGGTCTTCTTTATAATTTCGTCGTACGCCTCACCGTACTTATCTTTAAATTTCTCAAGACCTACTATATTGGCCTCTATATCAGAGAGACCGCTACCTTTGGCTTTGGCGGTAAATACATCGCGCTGGGCCTTTAACGTTATAAGCTGCTTTTCTCCTTCAAGACGAGCAACCTCTCCTACGTTTTTTAGGTGCTTGGCATACTTCTGCTCTTCGTTGATTTTCGCGGTATCTTCCTTTGCCTTATTCTGAATCCTCTTTACTGACTCCGCTGTCTCGATGGCAGTAAGTTGCTTCTGTAATGCGATACTGGCCCTGGCTCTAGCCGCTTCCTGTGAGGACTCTTTCCCACCTTGCAGTGTAATCTGTAGAAGTTTATCGTTATACTCTTTCTGAGCAGTAAGTTTCGCTACGTTGCTGGATGTGACTATCTCTAATTCTTTATTGCCTGTGTTCTTGGCCGCCAGCATTTGTGTCTCATAGGCCCTCATCTGCTTGTTGTACTGATCATCGAGGGCTTTCTGATTAATAGCAGCCTCTTCTTGATTTGCGGCTACTATTATTTGCCTGAGTTGCTGCTTGTATCTAGCCTTTGCAGCAACTCCAGCTTTGAGTGCCTCTTCACTACGATCTTCTGGACCAATACGTTCCTTTTCCGCTTCCCACTCTGCCCTGGCGGTAGCAAAAGCCGATTCCTTCTTGAGGGCCACTAGCTTTCTCTGAAGAACCATGTCTTCCTGAGAAGTGGCGAACTTCTTGGCAGCTAAAAGGTCGTTGTCGATACGCTGTTGCTCCATGACAAGACGCTCTTCGGCAGCAGTCTTGACCTTGGTGCCGGCAACGCGCTTGATCGCGTCCTCTTCCTTTTGAAGACCAGCTAACTTTTCAGCAAGATCTTTTTTATTAGCCGCCATTTCGGCATCGTAGTCTACTTCATTCATCCCCATGCCGGCGGCTTCATCTAATCTTGCAGTTTTCTTTGCATTTTCTTTGAGAAGCTCTTCCCGAGCCTTCTTGATTCGCTCCAAGTCCGCGACTATCTTGTCAGTTGTCTCCTTGGAGGTACTTGCCTGAGCTCCGGCCATCCTGGCAAACGACGACGTAAAGTCCTGAAGAACGGTCTTCAGTTCACTGACGGCTTTAATGACTCCACCAGTAGCGGCTTCGATTACAATCTTCAGGTCTTCTGACATGGTAAACGTTTACCTATCTTTAGAAATTGTTTCCAGCCATGTCCGCGAGGAGTTTCGCCCGATCCTTGGCGTACTGCTCTTCGCTGGACTCCGACCTGGGATCTTTCACTACCAGGGCCTCTGAAAACTGAGCGAGAGCATCGCTATCTCCGTGGTGTGCAACAAAAGCGCCCTGGAGTTGCTTCGTCAAAGACGTATGCTCAACTCTCAGGGCGCTCAACGCGAATACCCCCATCTGCTTCAGTGTAAGACCTTGCAACCCCTCCCAACTATGCCCATGCGATATTAGGAACTGGGCGAGGTCGGCATAGCTGAGCGAACCACTGTTGCTAGATCCCGGAATTTTTTTTTGAGATCCTCGGTAATGTTCTGCTTGACGATCATTCCAAAGATATGAAGACCGTCAGCAGGAAGCAACTCATCGTCAAACCATGCACGCGGCTTTCCTGTGATAGCCATCATGATCTTCACAACCTCGTCGTGGGCTACCGAGAAAATGGCAGGCCACGTGGCAGCATTCTCGATATCCTGGATCCCGGCAGACTCGAGCTTTGCAAACAGCGAGGAGATCGCATCAATGAAGACCTTCAGTTTCCCGAAGGTCACCGGCTTGATGACGATCTCCTCTCCGTTGCTCAACTTATAAGTCTCTCCGGGAAAGAGCGCCTCCAGTTCATCTCTTTCCTGGGATTCCATCTATCTATACCTTACCCGACCAGCGCCCGACGAGTGATGCGCGCAAGACCCTGAAGGGCCTCGGAATCCTTGTAGCGATCGTGGGTCAGGTACTCGGCCTGGAACTTGAGCTGGGTCCAGTCCGAACCGATCATCGAGAAGTCACCGGTGGGGCTCAGGGAGATATAGCCCTGAACGTCGATGGCCTCGCCGATGGGCGGGTCACCAACGAAGAGCAGGTGGCCCTTCAGGGTGGTGAGGGTGAACGCGTCGTTGTGGCCGGCATCGGTGACCGCGTTCCACTTCGCCTTGACGAGGAACGCGTCCGCCGGGGTGATGGCGTTGACTACGAGCGCACCGGTCTGGTCGTCGTTGATGTAGATGACGCCGGCCTTGCGGTCAACCTGGTAGTTGGCGGTAGCCCCCTCGACGTACGTGATGGTGTCGGTGGGATCCTTCAGTTCGAAGGTGCCGGCGCCAACGGTGATGTCGAACACGCGAGTACCTGCGGTGTTGGCCACGTTGACCGAGAAGGTCCAGCTATCGCCAACGACACCACCGGTGGTGGCATCAAAGTCGATGCTCAGGCCCTGATCGATGACCTGCGGGGAACCGGTGACGACAACCGGAGCGCTCCACGCGCCACCGTTGGCACGCCAAACGAAGGAATCGGGCGTGCCAGCAACCGACACCATGACCTCGTAGTCGGTGCGTGCGGTGTGGGCCAAGGTCCCGGCGATGGCCGTGACATCCAGGGTGCCGACGTTGTTGGCATTCTCGACGACCGCAGAGGCCACCGGGGTGCCAGCCGCCGAGTGGTACAGCGGAATATACTCACCGAGAGCACCGATGTTGATCTGACCTGCGGCCGCATTCTCACCAGCGATGGCAGTCAGAGCAGCCTGGGCGCCCTGCACGTAGGTGTACTTGTTCTTCGACATGAAGAACAGCTTCAGGTTGTCGATGCTCGGCTCGTCCAGGGTGAACGCGCCCATCAGGGTGGTCTTGGTGATGACCGACGCATCCTTGAGCTGAAGACCAGCC